CCCAAGGTGTTTACATATGGCCCAAACTCCGCTGGGGCCATCGCTTTCTTGAAGACACCGCTCGCCCCGATTGGGAAAAACTTCGCCTCGCCATCCGCAATAGCCACCGTACTGCCGGTATCAGTCCCGCGATAATTGTGGAACTTGATTCCGCCGAACGTGAACGCTTGGAAGGCGTTACCTTGGCGGAGATCCGCAGCGGCAGACCAGCCCTCGAACGTGCTCCGAACAGTCTCATGATTGATCAGCGCGTCATAGAACGTATCACCTACCAGCGCGTGGACAGTCGTTGCCGAAGTAAACGCACCTTTGGCGGACCGTGCCATTGATCGCACAATACCGTTGCAAATTCCGCGAATGTCAGTTGTGGAAGTGGTAAACGCGAAGTCAACCGCACTCTCTTCGGCCGGACCGAACTGGTCAAAGTAGTTATAAATGACACTTGAGCCATCGGCGTCCAACAGCTTGCCCTGCAATGCGCCAAGCCGGTGATACTCGTGAGTCAGTTCCATGTCGGCACGCAGCCGGGCCATGCGACGCAGATACTCGCCCTGCACCTGTTCAAGTTCACTTTCAGAGCCAAAAGCACGAATGCCCTGAACTTCTTCAGCGTAAAGCGTGAAGCCCTTGGCTAGTCGAGTGGTCTTGAGTGGCACAGCGTCGCGGTTGTCGCCATCGAGCTCTGAGGGCGGCGCACCGGTCGGGCTGGTCGGGATGAGGGTAAGCCCGCCATCGCGACGATCCACGAACACGGTACGGGTACGGACAGGCATGGGCTCAAAAAGCCCAAGCTCACCCAGCAATTGGGGCTGGTAGTCCAGTTTGTTCACAACGCCCGACAAGGACGTCATGGAAAAAGCACTGTTATTGAAAATGTCCATTGAAGCCATGAGAGGTTTCCTTTATCGAACGATGATGCCAAGGGCCTTTAGGGCCAAATTGGATGCGGTGATTTGTGCAGCATCTGCCCCGACTTCATACGTCAGTTCAGAGCCGTTAACTTCGGCGTCACGTGCAAACGAAACGGCTTCGTTGTCTACAGCTGAGCCGGTTGTGTTGGTCAGGGTTTCGTAAAGAATGCCCGCTTCGTTTTGTGAGCCATCAGTAACTGTGCTGGCAGCGTGCCGAACAAATTTATCGGTATCGGTGATCTTGCCAAGAATGGTCCCGGCGGCGTAGGTGGTGTTTGCCGGGACAGTCACAGTGACATCATCGCGTGAGCGAAAGCCGTTGGACTCGCTGACGATAAACGACGCGTTGGATTGAATTTTGGTTAAAGTCGCCATGATTTACGCTTCCTTCTTCATTTTGACACCGGCAGACTTAAAGGCTGAATCGTTCCAGCCGCCTGCGCCGTCTGTGGATTTAACGCCGCCGATATGTCGCAACGAGTCAGTAACAGTTTCGGAATCTTCAGCGAGGATGTCAAAGCGGGCATCGATGTATGCCTCGGACTTGTCCTTGATAGCCGCATCGCCCAGCTTGGCTGCAACGGTGGCTTTGCGGATGCCTGCATCGCTGACGCCGGTTGTGTCGAGGTCTTTAGCGATGAGCTTGGCCTTGCCGATCAGTTCAGCGCGATCCTGAACCCGCTTATCAAGTGCGGCCTCGTCCATAACCTTGCCTTTCAAGTCGTCAATTTCGGCCTGAAGTTTGGCTACTTTCTTTTCTTTTTCGCTCATGTCGGTGGTTGCTTTGGCTTCAGCGTCAGCGGTTTTCTTCTGCGCGTCTGCAACGGCGGTTTGTAGCTTATCAATGGCTAGAGCGCCCTCATCGGTAATGCTTACCGATAGACCGTCCACAACCACAGTTCTGAGTTTGTCAGTCATACTGTGTGTCCTGTCATCTGTACTGCGGGTTGTAGGGCGAGCGCCCCAGTGATTCGCACTGTCGCCAATGCGGAATTCTTGATTGGCCCTGCCTTGATCGACAAGGGCAACGTGATTAACGCGGATGTTCCGCTGGATAGCATCGTACTCTTCGCCGCTGTCCGTGAATCCACTGCTCCATTCGATGTCAGCGTTATAGCCAAGGGACAATTCTCGCTTTCCGGCTTCATAATCTTTGATGGCAGCGCCATCCATCATGACCAGAGGAACGCGAACAAACTCCCCGTCCTTCGTAATTTCGTCGCCCATTTGCCCGATTGCGTCACGCTTCCATGTATCAGCTGAAACGCCGTCAGCAGGGTGATCGTTTGTCATTGGCTTGTGCGCAACGCTGGTCATCGCGTCTTTTGAAAACACCTCAGAGGCCGGTCGGTAAACCCGAACAAATGGCATTTCGGGCTTTTCCATTTCGTCGCCAGTATAGAGCTGGATGTTATTGGCTCTACCTACACGGGCAACAGCAACAAGATAGCCGTCCGCAGTACGCTTAGCACTGCCCTCATCAACCGAAACTTTGTCTATAAGTTGCATTACACATCCTCCAACGGATCAGGCGGCTCTTGCTCAGATACCCCCCCGAATTCTAGCATTGCGGCCTCAAGGCCCGGCAAGTCGCCCGCCTCTATAAACGAGTTAATCAGGCTATCGGATAGCGCCTCAATCGGAATCAATGGCGCGGTGCTTATGCCGTCACCAGCCAATACCCTGGCGGCGTCGGCTTTTGTCTTGAATATGTCGGCCTTCTCTTTCTCACTCATCTGCCAGAGAGGGTTAAACGTGAACCAGCAATCATCAGGTCGGCTACCAAGGGCGGAACGGACAACCACGTTCAACAGCTTCTCCAAGGGCTCGCGTAAGGTAAGCTCCTGCTCAGCACCGATACGGTTGTAATAGTTCTTCTCGTCACCCTCACCAGTGGCGTTAAGCCCGCTAGGGGATTGGCCAAGGAATCGGCTGGCCGGGATGTCCGCCGCGCCAGAAACGATCTGAAGCTGTAAGCGCTGGACTTCGGGCAACTGAGAAAAGTTGATGGTCTTCTGAGTGTATTCGTCTTCTTTGTCTAGCACCACGGCGTTAACAGCATCTTTATAAGCCTGTGACTCCATGCCGCGCATAAAGCCGTCAATTTTGAACACGTCCACCTTGGCTTCTTGCACCAGTGCGGCAATGCCTTGTTGCCCAGCAGTGGCGTCTTTAATGGCAATTTCGATAGCGTCAAGTATGCTATCACCCCAGCGGTCTACAAGGACTTCCCAGTCTGTCGGAAGGTCAGCGCCGATGAAGCGTACAACGCGCGATGGATGAATGCGTACAGTGCCACCAGCAGCGCCAACCAGATCGTAATAGGTGGGCTCCATATAGGTCGGGGACATGGGGTCATAGTCGAGCAAACCGCTGGTCATGTGGTAGCGATCCATAACCTTTAGGAATGCAACGCCGCCTTTGCCAACGGTGTTCGGGCTCAGTGGCTCTTCGTGACTGTCTGAGCCGTCGCTGATAAGGATGGCTGAACCGCCGTATAGCCTGGCCTGCTTTATTGCATTGAAAACCTTACTTAGAACGCCAAGGCGCTTTTCTTCAGCCTCAATTGCGGTGATCTGCTCTTTCTCGCACTGCCAGGACCATCCCTCACGCATCATATCGAAGGCGGGAATATCAACGGCTTTACGGCACATCCAATTGGAGCGATACGCGGCCTCTACCTGCTGGCGATCAAGCGGCTGAAAGTTCCAGCTTCCGTGTGTAGCTTTGTCGCGGTCGCTGCCTAGTCCAGACACCGCGTTGACTAGGCCGCGTGATACATCGGAGAACCAGTTGCTCATGAATAGACCGCCATCATGTCATAGCCTTTATAAACGATGAGGTGAGGGCAAGCGCCCATGACGAAGGCGTCCGCAAGGTTTGGAGACTTAACGCCGCGCTTTGACAGATCCACTTTCGACTCCACCATGTCCAATCCTTTTTTGCTGTAGCTTTTCCGTGGGCTGGCAAGTTCGGTCATCAATCGCTGCAAGAATGGTAAATCACTGCGTAATGCCATTAACTCACTTGACGGGTAAACCATGCCCTTATTAACAGCATTATACGTATTACGCAATCTATCCGCAACATCCTGCCAAGCCTGTGCTTTGAGGTTTTCATACTTGTCCTTGTTCGTGATACCCGGAGCATATTCTTTTTCGGGATTTATAATGGCCCCGCCCGCGTTGAACTTGTGATACCCGAATTGAATGTCCATCTCTTTTAGGGTCGAACCAACGTGCGCACCAACGCCGATAGAGTCATACAGCATCTTGCCGTTTCTGACCTGAGCCCACGCGCGCTTAGTTGATTTGGTCAGCTCATCTTCGGGCGCTTTCCATTCGTCGATGTCTTCACAGATTGCGCCGTCAAACATGGCCGTTGCGTTCTTGTCATCGCCGCTGTCTGCTACGTCGTATCCTACACACCTTGCGCCGGAGAGGTCAACGCCCAGCTTTATGTCTGCATCAATGGCAGCTTCTAGCCATGAGCGTTTTATTGCCGCGCTTTCGTCGTCTGTTAGGGGGACGCCGAGGTAGATGTGCTGATATTCTTCTTCGTCTTCTTCGCGCTTGGCGGAAATGACAGCCAGCATCGTTTCTGAAAGGAATTCGTTTTCAGTGTAGTTTATCAAGCGAGATCGCGTAGATGGCGGCGGGTCAATAATGAACCGCTGATAGATAAAGTCCGTCATTAGCTTGGGGTTGAAACTGACCCAGATCTCTGAGCCCTGCTTTCGCATCGTCGGCTCTAGGATATCCCACTGATCTTTTGTAAGGTTGTGCGCCTCTTCGATCCATAGTATGTCAGCGCCCTCGAAAGATTTTATCTCGTCTGTATGTTTCTCAATCCCGTAGAACGTGAAGCTGGTCCCGTTGGCATGATGGATCTCGCTTGCCAGCGCCTCATACCCTGGCGTGCCGAAATTATCAATCTGCGCTTTGATAAGAGTGTAAACCGATTCCTTTATCTTGTTCTGAAACCGCCGAACACATAGAAACCTGGTTCGGTACTGCGCTCCTATTGACTGAGCCATGCCCGAGAACTCCCAGGATTTGGAAGAAGCCCGCCCACCGTAAAGAACACGGTTGCGGACCTTGATAAAATTCTCAGGGGCTGGGTCGCCGTCGAACCAAAACCCTTGAAGCGCTGGATTCAGGCTTGCCATGTTATGCGTCCGGGTCTGGCTTGCCGTACATACCGGAGAAGGTGGGAGACATGCTTCCGTCTTCGCTAAGGTGGTTAGTGTTGCTAGTTTCACGCCACCCCGCCTGTGTCTTCATCCAGAATATCATGGCCGCAGTGTCGCCGGTCTTTGCCTTGTTAAACAGTGCCCCGCCGATGGTGGCATTGGCTTTTGCTTTCGCCAGGTCTAGCTCGCCCCGGTAATAC